GCAAAATGTCATAAAGGTCTTTTATGGCTTTACGCGTTGCGGGAGTACGCAAGTTGGCGCGGAGGAGCAAGAAACGTAGTCTTTGAATGACTTCAAATTCAAATTGCTTGCAACCACCGTCATGCCATGCACCGTCCACAGAATCAGTTTGTGTGAACGCGTGAGTACGACGAATAATCTGGTCATACCCACAGTGTTGAAACGGTATTCCAAAGTTCATAGGGAAAGAAGTTCCCCGATAAGCCTTGTCTAGCGCTGCAGCACAAAGAGCGTTATCCTGCTCACCAAACATCGTGTTTCCTGCAATGTAGGTCATCAGGGGTGGAACGATAAACACACGGGTCTTCGAAGTCGAAGTGCCAGGTATGCGTTTATCGGGGCCGCGAGTCTCGTCCTTACCAGCGATTTTGTGAAGGGCAATGTTGTTAACCAGAAATTCTTCTGTAACGTCACATCGACCATCAACAAGTTGCTGGGAAAGGGCGATCGTCCGATAGAGAACGCTCTGATCATGGTTAGTGATCATGTCAACGAGGATTTCGCCCTTAGTTGATCCACCGCTAGCGCACTGAAGCGTAGAGGAGGAGCTAAGGCGAAAATCAAGTATGACTTCTTCAATCGGGCGAAAATCACAAGTTCCAAAAAGATGCTCAAAAGTCTCATAGAAAAGGGTGTCAGCACGAGCTCTAACTTCATCAGGAATGAAATCAGGGCACAGCGACATGGCATACTTCGATGCATCCGCATCAATATCCCGATAGGTCATCGATGCGGGGAATTCGGTAGTGGTATGCTCATAACCTTTCTCAGCGAGAAAGAGCTCCCAATTGGGATCTTGCGAGAGATGCGACTTCATGGGGCCTACTGGCCACCGGTAACGGGTGCTGATCCAGCCGGCGATTGCACCCCTTTCTGAAAATCCAGAATAAGGGCGCGAACCGCTTGCGGAGCTGCCAGCGTGTTGAGACGCGGCTGCGGGAGACCAGCGACCGATTTGGAGGCGTCATAGACGTGGAACGCGACAGGGACCGTTTGACCGGTGCCGTTCGCGATGAAGTACAAACCACCACACGTGCCGTCCTCAGAGGACTGCTTGGTGACGAGAGATCCATCACGCATCACGGTTAGTTGACCAGCAGATGTCTTGGCGGTGTTGTCCAACTTCCACACAAGCATAGAGGTGAATGAACCCTCCTCCTTGGGGATGTTGGCCGTCAACTTGACGTGCGCCTTGTTGGTCGCTTGGGTGAGAATCCAAGCAGAAACTTCCGTGTGCGGGTTGGGTCCTTCAGGGAAAAGGCGGAAGCGGTGCAAAGCACACGCCGCAAGCCTTTTCTCACCATCGATGACGACATTGACATGCCGCACGATGGTATCACCAACGCTGGGAGTCGCTTCATCGAGAAGAGAGCCGTCAGCTAAAG